CCTCAAAGACGAGTCCGGCGTGGAACTCACCGACGAAGAGTTGCACAAGGTTTGGGATGGCAAACGCTATACCACCTTGGACGACGCCTTCAAGGACGCCAAGAAGGCCGCATGGAAGAAGGCCAAGGGCGAGAGCATCGGACCCGGCGCGGCCGCGACTGGTGGCGGAAAGCAAGTCACACAGTCGGATACCGATGATGAGCTTCTGGAGCAGTACGAGAAGGCTTCGAAGCAACCCGTTGGTAAGGCCGAGGAACTAAAGAGACTTCGAGAGGAGGCAAAGAAACGCGGCCTCCTGAAATGAACATAGGAGTTTGAAATGACTATCACGCAGAGTGGGACGCTAACGTCCAGCCTGCGCATCCAGTACTTGAATGACTATCAGCAAGGCGCTATGCGGCGTCGGTTCTACGACCAAGTAGCTATGCCTATCGACGGCCTTTCGGCCGCCGCGGGGCAGGCGCAGTCGATGGCCGACATGTGCAAGGGCGGAACTGTTCGGATCACCTTCCTCAGCGACATGAACGTGACCACAACGCCGCTGAGTGAGGTTTCGGACATTACTCCCCAGACACTCGCAGATGCGACCGCTGATGTCACCGTGGACATGTTCGGGGATGGTATCCAGACATCCCAGAAGGCGCTGATTCAATACTTCACCAACTACGGGTCCAGCTCACCGGCGAAGGTCGGGCTGAATATGATGGACCTCGTGGACTTCAAAGCTGGTGAGGCTGCGCTGAATGGGTCTCTGGTGTACCGAGCAGTTGCACGGACAAGTCTGGCGTCAGGCACGACAACGCACTACATCTCGGACGGTGTGTTCGCGAACGTCGCGGCTCGTCTGAGCCAGTTCTCATGTCCAGGGTGGGAAGGGGAAGGCAAGCCTACCTCCTGGTCGGCTCTGATGGACCACTTCGTTCTGAACGACATCTCCCACGGTGTCAACGGGACCGTTATCCTGAACGTCGCTCAGTACCAGGACAAGGAAATGGTTCTGAACAACGAAATCGGAAGACTCCACAGTTTCCGGGTCGTTGCCAGCGGTTTCGCGAAGACCCTCTATGGCGCGGGCCTCTCGACTGGCGGGAACACCATCGCCACGACCCTGGCCTCTGCTGCGGCTCGTCTTGCGCGGACCATCGCGTTGGGAAGCTCAACCAACATCGCTGCCGGTCAATGGCTCAATATCATCGACGGCAGGGAGACCTCCTCAACCTTCTACCCGGGCAATGAGCGGGTGAAGTGTGTCGGAGGCACCAGCACGGCCTACGTCATCGTTGGCGAGGGGCCGAACGGCGGACTCCGCTACAGTCACGCGGCCGGAGCAACGGTCGATGACTATGACAGTGTACATACTGTCCTGTTCGGCGGCCCGCAATCTCTGGTCAAGGTCTGGGCTCCCGAAATCGGGGAGTTCGGAGAACTGGTCGGTCCAAAGAAACAAGGTCTTGCTGACCAGTGGACCTCGTTCGCCTGGAAGTTCTTTGGCGGATATGGAAGAGTCAGTGAAAACTGGCTGTACCGCGGCGAGTTCTCCGTAAGCGAAGAGACCTAACATGGGCACATTTGACGGACTCGGTGTACCCCTCTGTGGTGCCTACTCGTGTTACTTGCCCAACGGGACAACGTCCTACCTGGAGGTTGACACTAGTGGCATCTTCAACTTCACGGCCAACACCACTACAGATTTTGCTCCCGCCGCTGTCGCAATGTGGCTTGAGGTGAAAGCCGCCGGGGTAAGCAAGTGGATCGCCCTGTACGCGTCGTGCACGAGTTAAGGGAGGGATGATATGGGCGGATATATGGGCCTATCCCTCGCGATGCACGACACGAATGCGCAGTCCTTTGTGGACAAGGGCGCGAAGAACTTCTTCTCGATCACGGTTACGGATGCAACCACAATCACAAGTGGTTACATCCAACCGTTCTACGCGAGCATGACCACGTCCGGGTCGATCACGACGACAAGTTCCCAGATTTGCCCGTTCGCGGCCGACGTGTTCCTCGGTGGGACGATCAGCGCACAGGTGGCTGGGATGTACGTCTACGAGGCCGCCAGTGGCACCCCGGTGCTGGACAACAGCAACATCTCCGGCATCGTCGTGTATCTGGATGACCTCGGGGACACCCCCGGAACGCGATGCGGCATCCAACTGTGCATCGCGGATGCTCACCCCGCATCCTACGACGGGTTCATCTACTGTCGGATCGAGGGTTCGGGGTCGGTAACAAACCTGATCGAGAAAGGTGGCACGGCGACGAATCCGACGTACCTCCTGAAGACGAACGCGGTTGATGGTATGGTGTCAATCGGGGTCATAGAGGGTAATGTCGTGGCCGCCGCGGGATGGTTGCGGACGCTGATTGGCGGTACACAGTACTGGATCGCGTTGCACGCATCCTGCGTCGACTAAGGAGAAACAAGGATGAACCTGTCTGTGCTTGAGAGGCTCGTGGTGCTCAAGGTCCTCCCCAAAGAGGGGGACTACGCGACCCTGAAAATCCTGACGAACCTACGCATGTCTCTGTCGTTCACGGAAGAGGAGATCAAGACGTGGGAAATCGCCAGTGACCTATTGACCGGACGAACGACCTGGAAGGTAGAAGGGGTTGCGGAAATCCCCATCGGAGAGAAGGCCACAGACATCGTCGTGGCGTCGTTCAAGAGGCTCGACAAAGAGAAGAAACTTTCTGTCGAGGACATGAGCACCTACGAGAAGTTCATCTTGACAACTGAATAGGGAGACGAAGCGGGGGCGGAAGAACCGCCCCCGCTTGGCGATAATGGCAAGTTCCGAACTCGGCACATGCAAACTGTGTGGTTGTCCCGTCCGCATCGTGTATCGCACAGACGGGGCGGCGGACCACTATCACGGCATGACGCCGGAGGAGTTGGCGACTGTTCCCAATCCTATTTCTCCTGTGCTCGACCAGTTCCTTCGGGCACAAAGGAAGGGAAAGAGGACGGTTGCTATCAGTGGTTCGGCCTGGACATCCAGATCGTGGGCACCTTACCAAGAGAAGGGCGTAGAGGTCTGGTGTTTCAACGAGATGCATGGACAACTGGGCGTCGGAAAGGCCACCCGCTGGTTCCAACTGCATCACAAGTGGGTGTGGTCTATGGAGCATCGTTTCGGCCACAAGGAATGGTTGTTGCAAGACCGAGATTATCCCCTTTACATGCAGAAGGTTTTTGACGATGTTCCAGGAGCGGTGGTCTTCCCGCTAAGGGAGATACAGGACAAACTCCTAACACGTGGGTGGCGCGGGGAGGAACTTCTTAAGAAGACATTCGCGTCCAGCATGTCCTATGCCGTGGCGTTAGCACTATACGAGGGCTTCGAGAGGATAGAACTTTTCGGCATCGAACTCATAATGGACGGTGAGTGGCAGTACCAGCGGGAGTCGATGGCGTTCTGGCTTGGCAAGGCAGACGGGATGGGCGTCGAATGGTGGATGCCAGAAACCTGTGAGCTACTGAGGATGCCCCTATACGCTTACGAGGAGACACGCAAAAGCGACGGAAGTATCTTGGTGCCCCCAACATGAACTATCGGGCGATAGATGAATGTCCCTTCTGTGGTAATAGGTCAGGACCTTGGGAAACCGGAATCCAGACGATGAAACCAGAGGAGGTCTCGGTCTACGACAGAGGCGAGACGCGGTACTCTCGATGTTCCTGCGGGGGATGGTTCCAGAATCCCATGCCGACGGACGAGTCGCTCGCGGAACTTTATCGTGAGGCATACCGCACAATCAGTCCCGACGATCCACTTCGCCGTTTCGGGGGACCACGGAGCAGTCGGGTATTCCCGTACCTGCCACGGGAAGTGGGTACCATGTTAGATGTTGGTTGTTCGGCGGGGCAGTTGATGGGACGGGCAAAGGCCTCTCGCTGGCGAGTCGCGGGAGTAGAGCCCAACGACAAGGCGAGAGAGTGCGCCGCGCGATTCGGCCCAGTCTATCCCGCCCTAGAACAGGTCGCGGGGACATTCGATCTGGTGACGGCAATCCACGTACTTGAACACGTCCCTGACCCGGTCTCCTTTCTGCGGCAGATGGCGGGGCATTTGGAACCGAACGGAACACTACTCGTTGTAGTGCCCCACGAATCCTACAGGCCGCCGCACCTATTGGCGATGGCGGAACCGCAAGTACGATTACTATTCGAGCGCGCGGGTCTAACGATAACGTTTATTGAAACAGTCGCAACCAAGACCGACACCAAATCCGACATCGTAGTGAGGGCACATTGAGTCTCTCTTGTATCTGGCACAGCGCCCCCGCATTTTTCCCAACGGGATATGGTGTCCAAACCGCCAACTTCGTCTCGCGCATGATAGACGACGGGCACGAATGCGTCATAATGACGACCACGCAGCAACCCTCGATTACGTGGAATGGTATCACGCACATACCTGGCGGCGGCGAGAAGTATGCCGCATCGGGGATGCTGGAGTGGCCGAGGCGGGTCAAGACAGACATCCTATTTACTCTCTTTGACATCTGGCCGTTCCCGGAGGACATTGGTTCGAAGATTGCTGCTCTTGGGACGGCCTGGGCACCCATAACGCCGATAGACCACGACCCTGTTCCGCAAGAGGTCGTTGCGAGACTGAAACACGCGGCATATCCCATAGCGATGAGCCCTCATGGTTTCCGGGAGATGCAACGGAGCGGACTGACGAACGCGACCTACATTCCGCACGGCGTAGATACGCATGTCTTCAGACCTCGACAACCGAACAAGGAACTGTTCAAGACCAACAACGAGACGTTTGTTGTCGGCGTCATCGGAACGAACATCGAACCGCTGGACCGGAAGGGATGGTACCCAACACTCGCCGCCTTTGGGAAGTTCCATGCAAAATACCCAAACAGCATCCTATATGTTCACGCCACGCCCACGAGAGACGATGGCGGATACGATCTGATGCGGATTGCGGAGTCGTTTGGCTTCAAGCTCCACGCGCCCGACATGTGGACTTTGACCGCGGGACTTCCCGTGTTGAAGATGGTCGAGTTGTACAACTCCCTCGACGTGATGATGCTCCTTACCAGGGGCGAGGGGTTCTGCATTCCATTGATTGAGGCGCAGTCCTGTGGCGTCCCAGTTATTACAACTGACTTCACGGCCCCGTCGGATTTGGTAGGCGCGGGCTGGAAGGTTCCATCCATCGGAACGCGCTATACGGTAATGAACTCCTTCTGGGCGGAGCCGGATATTGACGCTGGCGCAAGGGCGCTCGAACAGTGCTACCAACTCTGGCGCGCCGGAGAACTGCGCGAGGAGATGCAGCAGAAGGCGCGCAACTTCGCCAAGACGTTTGACTTTGACTTGGTGTACAAGACCTATATGCGGCCATTCTTGGAGAAAGCCGAAGCAGAGATACGGGAGAAACAGAATGCGGCGAAAACTGCGCAAGGTGATGACGGAGTACGGCAAGCGACCTCCGCCGAACAAGGGCGAGGAGTTCATAATCGTCAACAGCGGCCATCAAAAGGTAACGGACGTGGAAGTGGGGGGAACGGCCATTCATCTTCTAAGCGCCGGCGCCACCGTATACGACCGGGCGCTGGCAATGGAAGTAAAGGACAAGTACAAGTGGGACCCGAAT